GGTCTTAAACTAGGTGGAACATTAGTAACAGCTACAGCTACAGAACTTAATATCATAGACGGTGTTACTGCAACTACTGCAGAGCTAAACATTATGGATGGTGTTACTGCTACAGCAGCTGAACTTAATATCCTCGATGGCGTAACTGCGACTACATCTGAACTAAACATTATGGATGGTGTCACTGCTACTACAGCAGAACTTAATATCCTTGATGGAGTAACAGCTACAGCTACAGAGTTAAACCTAATAGATGGTGTAACAGCAACCACTGCAGAGATTAACTATGTAGATGGAGTAACATCAAATATCCAAACACAAATGGATACTAAAGCTCCTCTAGCTTCTCCTACACTAACAGGTACTCCACTCTCAACTACAGCAGTAGCAGGTACTAACAACACACAGATTGCTACTACAGCCTTTGTTACAGCAGCAGTAACTAGTGAAGATACACTGGCAGAGATGAATGATACTACTATTTCAGCTCCAGCAGATAGTGACTTCTTAGTATATACTGGTTCTGCTTGGGTTAATGAAACAGGTGCTACAGCAAGAACATCTTTAGGTGTAGATGCAGCAGGTACTATTAACTATACCCACCCTACTTCAGCAGGTAATAAACATATACCGACTGGTGGTGCATCAGGTCAGTTTTTAAAGTATGATTCATCAGGTACTGC